TTTAAAAAGTATTCCGTCTGTCTTTGGCGACCTACTAATCAGTTAATACCAAACCCACAAGGAGCTTTGAAATGAATATCATTGAAAAAGAAATTATTCTTAAGATAATTAATGATTTACATAAATTTGATTGGATGCTTCACAGCTACTACGATGGTGAAGAATTAGTTCGAGTAAGCAAAAGCTCAATATTAATGGATGAGTTAAATCAGCTCGAAATGAGTACAATATACTTTATGAAGCATCCTGATGGACAAATGCTACAAGGTGTGACACTAATCTTTAACAATGGTAACCACGGTATTGATTTAATTACAGACTACCATTGTAAATATTCGGACTTCGGAAACACAATAGACAATGTTTGTAGCTGGGCAGATGAAATGGATTGGTGTGAATTCCTTATGGAGAAGCTAAGTAAGTATGACAATCGCTATAATTGATGGAGATGTGCTTTGTTACCAAGCATGCAAGTCAAGATGGGAAAAGAAAGCCAGAATTGAAGATGGTGTTTCTTTTGTAGCACTTGATGATGATGGTAAGAGAGTTGCATTAGAATACACCAAAGAAGAAGACAGACACTACTTAGAAGAATGTTGGGAAAACTTTAAGAAAGAGCTCAATACTTTACTAGATACAGTTTACTGCGATGAGTATCTCATGGCTGTAAAGGGTTCTGATAACTTTAGAAACCTATTATATCCAGAGTATAAGCTTAATAGACACGCCGACCCTACTAAACAAAATGTGTTCGTTCCTGTGCTAAGACAATTGGCAGTAATGGAAGAATACGCAATTGAGTCTACAGGTAGAGAGGCAGATGACTTACTAAGGATCTGGGCCGAAGAGGCAGCTAGAAATGGTGATGACTACGTAATATGTTCTATTGACAAAGATCTTAAGTGTATTCCAGGTAGACACTGGCTCATGCATAAAAAGGAATTTCTAGAAATTAGTGAGGAGGAAGCTTTACGGCATTACTACCAGCAATTATTGAAAGGCGATCCAACCGACAATATTCCTGGAGTACCACGCGTAGGTGAAGTTAAAGCCGCAAAGATCTTAGCACCATTTAATACAGAAGCAGAGTTTCAAGAGCAAGTAGTAGAACAGTATTTAATTGCCTACGGAGAAGATAAATGGAAAGATTATCTTCTTTCTAATGGCAAAATGATTCATTTGCAGAAAGATAAAGATGACTACTTTAATTTCAAATCATGGCCAATAATAACAGAGTTAGCTTAAAACCATGTTCAAGATGCCTTAGCGGAGTTGATGTTAAGCTTTTTAATCATGCGTATAAAAATAGCGAAGTTAACGAACTAGAAGTAAGATGCTTTAAATGTAACTTTGCAATGTTTAATGAATATTCTATCAATATTGAGGTAAAAGAAATTAAACCATTTTTAGTAGAGAGGTGGAATAGCCGGTATGAAGTTCGAAGGCAAGCTGCCGACGCAAGAAAAAGAGAGGATTCCTGGTAATTTCTTTCAAAACGGACACTGGTCTTTTGACGAACAAATGGGGTCTGGTGTCGGTTTTATTTATGTAATACGTGACAATGTATTAGAGCGTTTTTATTTAGGTAAAAAGCTTTTTTACGGAATGGGAACACTAAATAAAGGCAAAGAGTCCAATTGGAAGAAATATACATCTTCTTCCAAAGTCTTAAATGAGCTTCTCAAACAAAGACCAAAAGAAGAATTTGATTTTATTTGTATAGAACAATACAAAACAAAAGGAACATTGTCCTATTCTGAAACGTGGTCACTGTGTTTTGTAGAAGCACCAACAAGTAAGCAATGGTATAATACATTGATAGAAAAGGTTTCTTGGAATGTCAAAGAGCCTGTTTCAACTAAACACAAAGCTCGATTGAAATTAGCATGTGAGTTTCATAAGTTTAAGGAAAACCAATGATATTAGAAATTTTACTTTCTGCTTCAGTTGCTATTGGTGTTATTTACACAATGACAGCAGGATGGGCTGCCTTTATGGAAGATCCAACTCCATTAAATCACTTAATTATAGGACTTTCCTTCTTTGTATTAGCGCAAGTGCTTTCTGGAATTCAAAGCCATGTCAAAAATAATAAAGACAAAGCTTCCATGTCTGAGTAAAGAATGCGGATCCAGCGATGCAAGAAGACTCTATGATACATTAACATCATTTTGTTTTTCTTGTCAAACATGGTTTCCACCACAGAAAGATTCAGAGGAACTCGAAATAGATATTATTAAGCCTAAGTCAACGAATTTCTTTAAGAAACAATTAACCGTAGATGAGGTAAAGGATCTACCAATAAGAGGTTTTAAAGAACGAGGCATTACTAAGACTGTAGCAGAGTACTTTGATGTAAAAGCGTCATACGGTGAAAATGGAGAAATCGACGCACACTATTATCCGTATGATGATGGAGCCGCGTATAAAGTAAGAAAACTCCCAAAAGAGTTTACATGGATAAATAAATCTACTAATTTATTCGGTCAAAGCAAATTTAGTCCAGCAGGTAAAAGACTTATTATAACTGAAGGTGAAATTGATGCATTAAGCATTGCTCAAGCCTCATTAGATAAGTATAAAAAGATCTATCCAGTAGTTGCAATGTCATCGGCTAATATGACAAAATCTTTATTGGAAAATAGAGACTGGATTAGAACCTTTCATGAAGTCGTATTGTGTTTAGATAACGATGAAGCCGGTAAAAAGGCTACAGAAGAAGCTATCAGAATTATTGGAATTGATAAGGCTAAAATAGCTAAACTGCCTTGTAAAGATCCAAATGAAGTTCTTCTGAAGTTTGATGGTATGCGACTGTTGCAGTGTGTGTTTGAGGCTGCTCCATATATACCAGCAGGTATTATTGGTAAAGAAGAACTATGGCAAGCTCTTCAGAATTACAATAGCTCTGTTTCAGTACCGTATCCTGAATGCTTAGAAGGTGTTAATACCAAGTTAAAAGGTATGCGTGCTGGAGAAATAACATTGTTTATTTCTGGAACTGGCTCAGGTAAGAGTACAGTACTAAGAGAAATAATGCTACATATTCTAGAAAACACTGAAGACAAAATAGGTGTAGTTAGTTTAGAAGAATCTCCAGCTGAAACCGCAAGAAAGTTAGCTGGAATGGTATTGAATCGAAATCCTGCTAAAGAGGAAATACCATTAAATGAGTTACAAGAAGGTTTTGATAAAGTCTTTGGAAGTGATCGAGTTGTACTATTAGATCATCAAGGTTCTATAAACGATAATAGTATTGTCGATCAGCTAGAATACATGTGTTTAACAGGTTGTAAATATCTGTTCATAGATCACATAACAATTCTAGTATCAGAAGGTGTTGAGAACTTAACTGGTAATGAAGCTCAAGACAAAGTAATGAATGATCTTCTTAGACTAGTAAAGCGACATCCAGTTTGGATTGGTCTTGTATCTCACTTAAGAAAAGCGCCAAATAACAAAGGCTCTTTTGAAGAAGGTAGATTACCATCTATTGACGATATTAGAGGCTCAGGCTCTATTAAGCAAATTTCATTTGATATTATTTCCTTTGCACGAAATCTTACTGCTGATAATGACAAAGAAAGAAATACGATTAAAATGCGTATTCTTAAATCAAGATATACAGGTTTAACAGGTAGTGTAAAAGGCGCTCACTATATTTACGATACCGGTAGATTATTGGCATCTACCATGGATATAGATGAGGAATTTGTGTCGTTATAAGGGATAGTATCACTAATGAATGAAATCCAAACACCCTGGTCCACAGTAGGTTACTTAACTTACAAAAGAACGTATTCAAGACCTTTAGAGGGCTCAGATACTACTGAAGAGTTTGCAGATACAATTGATCGTGTCATCAAAGCTTCTCGAGAGCAGCTCAATGTCGGGTTTACCGGGGAAGAGGAAGATAGGCTTAGAGAATATTTTCTTAAGCTTAAGTGTTCTGTTGCAGGTCGATTTCTTTGGCAGTTGGGGACGAAGACAGTTGATCGTCTTGGTTTAGCTTCATTACAAAACTGTGCTTTCACGGTAGTTGATAGCCCTATCAGACCTTTCTGTTGGGCAATGGATATGCTGGCACTTGGTTCAGGTGTTGGTTACAATATTCAAAACGAGCATGTTGGAAAACTTCCAATTGTAAGAGATTGGTTTAGCGCTCCAATTAGAATCGATAATGGTGGTGCAGACTTCATTATTCCCGATTCTAGAGAAGGGTGGGTTAAATTTCTTGGTAAAACACTTAAAGCTGCATTCTTAAGTGAAACACCAGAAAAAGGAACATTTACCTATTCTACTCAAGCAATTCGTGGTAAAGGTACGCCAATTAAAGGCTTCGGTGGTGTTGCGTCTGGCCCGGAAGATCTTTGTTGGGGCGTTAATCAGATTTCAGAAATTCTGATAAAACGTCGCGGTAAGAAAATCAGACCTATCGATGCATTAGATATTATGAATATTATCGGCCACATTATTGTTGCTGGCAATGTTCGTAGGTCTGCTCAGATTGCAATTGGCGATCCAGATGATGTTGAGTATTTGTTAGCAAAGCGATGGGATATGGGAAGTATTCCATCCTGGCGTGCAATGTCTAACAACAGTGTTGCATGTGATGATATCAAAGATTTGCATGAGTATTTCTGGGATGGTTACGAAGGTAAAGGTGAGCCTTACGGCTTAATCAATCTTTCTCTTTCTAGAAAGGTTGGAAGATTGAATGAAACCCAATATCCTGATCCTGAAGTAATCGGTTACAATCCTTGTGCAGAACAGTCGCTTGCACCATATGAGACGTGCTGTTTAGCAGAAGTGTTTCTTCCTAATGTAGAAAGTAAGGAAGAATTTCTAGATATCTTAGAGCTATTATATAGAATTAACAAACATTCTCTTACACTTCCTTCGCATCATCCAGAAACAGAAAAGATTGTGCATAAGAATATGCGCATGGGTATTGGTCTTACTGGCATTCTACAAGCTACTGAAGAGCAAAATTCCTGGATGAAAGAGGGTTATGAGTATCTTAGAGACTTTGATAACGCCTACTCAGAAACTAAAGGATTTAACTATTCTATTAAATTGACTACAGTAAAACCTTCTGGTACATTGTCGTTACTGCCTGGCGTAACTCCTGGAATCCATCCTGCATATGCTCAGTATATGTATAGACGGATTCGTATTGCAGCTTCTCATCCATTAGTAGATACTTGCAGACTCTCTGGATATCCTATTGAGTATGTTCGTAACTTTGACGGATCTGAAGACTACAATACAGTAGTTGTTACATTCCCATTTAGCTATCCTGAAGGAACTAAATTAGCTGCTGAAATGACAGCACTTGATCAATTGAAGGAAATCAAACGACTTCAATCTAATTGGTCAGACAACAGTGTGTCTTGTACTATTTACTATCGAAAAGAGGAGATTCCAATTATTAAAGAATACTTAGATCAAAACTATACAAACAATCACAAAAGTCTTTCATTCCTTTTACACTCTGAGCATGGCTTTGCACAAGCACCGTATCAAGAAATAACCAAGGAGGAATATGACGAATTGGTTGCAAAAACTAAAGTTATCTCCTCAATCGGTAGCGCGGAATTCGAAAGTAATGACGAATGCGCTACTGGAGTCTGCCCAGTTAGATAAGAAAGCAGAAATTGTTTTATCAGACGGTACATTTGCTGAGATCTTTCATATAAAAGCCTGTCATTTATTATTGGCAGAAGATTCTAGCGAGATGAAAAAGATGCTGAAACTAATCATACAGACTGTCTACATAGATGATATGCCAATGACGATGACGCAAGCTTTAGAGCTAAAGTATAAAGATCTCCAAGCAATAACAATTCAAATGTTTAAATAAGAATATTATCAGAGATATCATGGAACGAAGTCAATTTGCTACAATGTCGGATGCTGCCGCAGAATATGTAATTAATGTAGGCAGAGAAAACAGAGACAGAGAATGGATTTTGTCACCATTTGATTCATGGCATAGAAATCCATTCTTTGATGGCATTAGCAGTAACAAACACCCTGAAGACGACTATAGCGAGGAATAAATGTCCGTTACTTTTACTATAAGCAAAAACTTTCTAATAGATGTTCCTAATAAACACTTTAATCCCATGGAGGAAGAAGATCCCTTCTATAATCCTAGAACAATGAAAGAATTCGTATATCCTGCATTAAATGTGTCTAATGCAAATTCTGTCATATTGTTTGAGGAGTTAAATTTAGGAGCATATAATCTAATTAATACGCCTTATCATGGAGTTATCGAAGGAGAGGCTGTTGAAACCTTTGTACTAGAATTAGAAAAATACAAACGAGCCTATTCAACAAGAAAGTCTCTTAAATTTGAAGACGACTCAGATGTCTATGTCATTCAAAGAATACCAATGCTTGACAAAATAGGAAGGTTTGCTATGGCGTTTAGTGATAAAATCCATTGGGCATAATAATTTTCTATAGATCAATAAATTGAAATTATTTTATCCATGTTTAATTTCAGATAATGGAACTGTTATGTATCAATTCCAAGAAGCGCTTGCTGCCTTAATTCGATTATATGGGATAGATGAAGAGGTAGATCTACCAGCCGGACAGGTTGCACATTTAATTGTAAAAGAAATAGATCGTTGGAAGGGTTCAATTGTGCCTAAAGAGCTATTAGAAGATACATTTGCTGACTCAGATAATACTGCGGATTCGGATGCTTTAGCTTCTGCTGGATTTGGTACTGATGAAGACTATGGAGGCGATGTAGAACGACTTTAGTAGGAGTTGAAGATGTGACGAAACTCTATTATAACAACATTAATGATAAGCGTGTAAAGTCTTATTTTAATGTGTTAGTCATGGATAGATCTATTTCCTATAGTATAGTTGTACACATAGGAAGTCAGATCTATTCCAAAAGCATAGAAATATCTAAAGAATATTTAAAAGATAATATTGAAATAGATCAGAAACTTTTAAAAAATCAATTAATCGCACAAGTTGTAGAACATATCAAAGAAGAGATATCGAAGGATTTAGGAATCTAATATGCTATTTAGACCAATGCTTGCACCAGGTGAAGATCCTCTTTCTTATCCAGACTATTTTGATAAATTGAAATATCCTTTGCTTTGTTC